CTAATTTTTCAGAAGATTTGGAAAACAACCCAAACATTAAAAGAGTTATCAACGTTACTGTCGGGGACTACAACAATACCGATTATCGCAGGAATAAGACCGACATGGAGGCATTCGAAGAACAATATCCAAACATTGAGTTAATCGATATGCCTGTTGAAGATGGAGAAAGTCTGTATGATAATATTGATGTGCTTTCAAAATACCTCTATAAGCCATTTCAAGATGACATCCGTTTCCGCATTGCTACTTCAAAACAAGAATTGGATGATTTTGTAAAAGACAGCAAAGTTAAGAAAACCGTTTATCATGGTTCTGATGCTATATTTGAGGAATTTGATACACAGAGTAATTTCGTTAAAGATTTTCCTGAATCAGTTTATTTTTCTTCAAATATCAGAGTTTCTAAAACATACGGTAAGAATGTAATTAAAGCTAAAATAAATATTCAAAATCCTTATTACTTTGATGCTGATAGAAAAACATTCAATCAATTATATGATAGGCTCAGGTCAGTCTTTGACACAGCAATAAACAGTGGCAGGGACGGAGTTGTTATCACAAACATATATGACAATTGGTCTCAAAAAGATAAAACAGGACTTGGCACTACATACGCTGTTTTTTCACCTGACCAAATATTAATCGAATCATTAAACGATGATATCCGTTTCCGCATTGACAAAGCATCCGAAGAAGTAAACACCAATCCAACCGATGCACAAAAGGAAGCGGGCAACTACAAAAAAGGACACATCAAATTTGATGGGTTCGACATCTCTATTGAAAACCCCAAAGGATCGACCCGAAGCGGAGTAGACCAAGATGGGAACAAATGGAGTAATCAAATGGGTGCCGATTATGGATACATCAAAGGAACGGTCGGGAAAGATAAAGATCATATCGACGTTTTCATTGGAGATAAACCCGAACTAAACAAAGTCTATGTTGTCGATCAAATCAACCCAAAAACAGGCGCATTCGATGAACACAAGGTTATGTTAGGGTTCGATGGAGTAACAGAAGCCAGAAAAGCATATCAAGCATCATATCCTAAAGATTGGAAAGGATTAAACAATATTACCCGAACAACCAAAGAAGGATTGAAAGATTGGTTTGAGAATGGGAATACGAAGAAACCGTTTGCCGATGGTGATGTTCGTTTCAGATTAGCCTATCATGGTTCACCTCACCAATTCGATAAGTTCACAACCGAAAAGATAGGAACAGGTGAAGGAGCGCAAGCATTTGGATGGGGATTATACTTTACGGATAAAAAGAGTATTGCTGAAGATTATGCCAATAAATTGAGGCCAAACAGAATGCTCATAGATGGCAAAACATTTGATCAAGTCCAAAATGAAATAGGCGACACACCTGCAATGTCATGGGTTGAAATATGGCACGGTGATGGAATGACTAAATCTCAAATTATTGATAAGTTAAACAAGGAGATTAGCGATAAAGATAGGCTGATTAAATTTCCTTGGATTGAACCATCAGTAAAGAAAACTCTTGACTATTTAAAAGACAAAGAGATTACCAAAAACACAAACAATAGCAATGTCTATGCCGTCGAACTTCACCAAGGCAAAGAACCCGGAGAATACGACTATTTGAGATGGGATAAACCTGTTGGCGAAAAGGTAATTGATAAACTCAAAGAACAATACAAAAAAGAAGGTCTGTATAAAGAGTGGCAGAATTATAAAGATGAAACCAGAAATTCTTTCGATCAAATAAATATTCAACCAGACAGCAAAGGCGAACAGGTTTATAGCAATTTAAGCAGCGTACTAAAAGGACAAGAAGCCGCCTCTAAATTCCTTCTCCGTGCCGGTATTGATGGCATTCAATATCCTACTGAAGTAACAACAAAAGGAAGCCATGAAGAATCCTTCAATTACGTTATCTTCGATGAAAACGCAATTGAGGTAAAAGAACACGTGAGATTCCGTCAATCAGAAAAAAACACAGACGTTACATCTCCCGACTATTGGAAAAACAACGACGTGACATATCTTCACAATCCAGAGCCAGCACCATACATGGGTGCTCGTTTTGGACAAGACGTTGAGCCATCAGGCAAATATGTAATAACAGGACACGCATTTATTCCAGAAGGCACAAATGAAGGAACTGTTCGATTTAAGAACCCACTAATAATTGATGTTACAGATCAAGTTTATCCTCAATGGAAAAAGGAATTATCAGAACGATTTGGCGGAAAGAAAAAGAAAGTATTAACCAACGCAATTCTCAGGAAAGGATACGATGGTATTGTTACCGTTGAAAACTACAAAGGGAAATACGACACAAAAGAAATTGTAATTCTCGATCCTTCGTCCGACAGTAAAGGCGGAGCCAGATTCCGTCAATCCGATATTACAAAAGACCTTTCTTCAATTGAACAGCTTTCTGATATTGCATTCAAGGTTTCACAGAAAAGCGCAAATACTGTTCCTGAAAATCAAAACAAGGACACAGAAAAAGCCATGAATAAAGCACATGGGCTTAAAGGTGAAACAATCCTATCGAAGATTGATAGATGGAAACAAGAAGTCAAAGAAACAACTCAGCACTTCAAATATGTTACAGAAAAAGAGTTTCCACAAATTTATAATGATCTTCGGTTGTTTGAATCAATACCCGAGGTGGTAAAGAAAGATGCTTACGATAAAATTGCTGATATTGTTCGACCAATAGCTAACGATAAGAATCTATACAAAGCCTTTGAGAGATATGTTGTTATTTCCGACTTGATGCACGATATTAAATCGGGGATATACACAAACACAATAGGGATAAAAGAGGCAGCAGAATTAAAAGGTGTTTCAGAAAAAGAAATCAAAGACCTTATTGAAAGTGGAGCAATCAAAACAATGCCTCACGAAAAAGGTCAACGGTACCAATTGTATTACGATTCTGTTCTTCCCGGAGCTCCAAAGTCTGACACATACAAACAACTTCCATTCAGCATGAAATCTGTTGACGAGGTTGAGACTTATTACAATGAGCTTCGAGAGTACATAGATAAGAACCCATCACTAAGAAAGGTGATTGCAAACCGAAACTCAATCATCTACAAGGTACGTGATCAGTTAATTGAGAACAACCTAATGAGTGAAAAAGCAAGAGACAACACCTCTTACTTTCATCACATGGTAATGAAGTATCGCGAGAATCCAGAAAAGAGCACCGCAATAAATCAGAGTTACGATGTTCGCGTACACCCGAGAGGATGGCAGAAATCAAGAACAGGATCAATGGAAGATTACAACACCGACTATTTGCAATCGGAATTTGAGGTAATTGCTCAATCTCTCGAACAGTTAGCGGTTAAAAAGTCTCTTCAAAAAATTGGTCAAGAAGTTGATATTATGCCAGCATTAGTTGCTCAAGCAAATAATGAAGGAGGAAGCTGGAGAGATTTTGTTCCTGAAGGATACACAACATGGCACCCAAAACCCGGGACAAACGCATGGGCTGCGGCATCAATGGCTGAGAAAGCAATTCAATCAGTAATCGAAGGAAACCCACTAACTGAATCTCTTAACGAGCAATTAGCCGAGGCAGATCAAACACTTTGGGTGATTCCAACAGCAGTAGCAAACCAATTGGATGAAATGAAAACTCCAACAAAAGAAATGCTGCCAGTTAGAGGAATGAGGTTCTTTAATTCAACATGGAAACAATGGATATTACTCAATCCTGCAAGACTGAGTAAATATATGATCAATAACCTTTCAGGAGACCTAGATATTGTTTTTGCTTACAACCCAAAAATACTACAACCAAAATACGCATGGACAGCCGCAAAAGAACTTTACAATGAAGCCACGGGAAAGGGAATGTCAAAAGATATGCGCGAGGCTATTGAAAACGCTGTTATCTCTTCTGGTTTGTCAATTCAAGAAATACCCGATGTGAACAAAGAAGGAGTTTTCAAAACACTAACAGGAGATAATAACCTATTTAACAAATACTGGAATACGGCAACCTCATTGAATGATTTTAGGGAAGGAATGCTCAGACTTGCTGCATATAAGTTTTTCAAAGAAGAACTCAATGCGGGCAAAATTCACCACGGTGTTTCTAATCCAAAAGCTGTTGATGCCCTCAGAAGCAACGAAGAGAAAGCAGGAAAGATGGCGCGCGAACTTCTTGGTGACTATGGCAATCTTTCACAAGGTGGTGTTTGGCTAAGATCTCATGCATATCCTTTCTGGTCATGGATGGAAATAAACGCACCGAGATATTACAAACTTCTCCGGAACACATATCAAGACACAAACAGCGCACCTAGAACAGTGGGTGCCGCAATCAGAAAGACCGCAATCTCATCTACAGCTCTTGCCGCAAGGATAATGTTATTGTCAGCTCTCATAACCGCATGGAATAGGTTGTTTTTTCCAGACGAAGATGATGAACTTACAAAAACTGGCAATCGTCAGTTAAGATTAATCACAGGTCGACGTGATGATGGAAGCATTGTCACACTAAGAATTCAAGGAGCTTTCTCTGATGTTCTTTCATTTGTTGGACTTGAAGATGCTTATCAAGACGTAAAAGATGTCAGAACAGGCAAAACCACAGCAGGGAAGAAAGTAAAAGAAGCCGGCAGTGCCTTTGTTAACCGAGTAGGACAAGGAGCAATGCCATTTGAAAGATTGACAGGAGAATTGATTACCGGCAAATCAGTATATCCAGACATTCTTCATCCTCGACCAATAATCGACAGGGCAGAACACGCCTTTAGAATGGTGTCTCTCGATAAAGTGTATAGGTTTATGACAAAAAAACCACTCAAAAAAGGAGGGAAAGAGCTTATTGGGTTAGTTTTATACGAAACAGATCCGGGTGAAGCTGCATATTACGCCATGAGACAGCGAATTTACAACTTTCTTGATGAGAAAGAATATGAGCGTCCAAGTGGAGACCCAACCGAAAAATCAATTGCTTTACGCTATTATAAGCAGGCAAAGAAATTTAAGGACACAAAACTAGAGAATCATTGGTTGGCTAAATACAAAGCCCTCGGAGGAACAACCCAAGGAATGAAGACGAGTATTAAAAAAGGAGAGGTTACAAATGCCCTTCCAAGAGAATACAAAAAAGAATTCCTCGACAAATTAGACGGTGAAGATCGCGAAGTATTAGAGATGGCTGAAAGGTGGTACAATGAAACCTACAAAAAATAAATAATGGAGGTTTTAGATCAAAGAAAAGAACTAGAGATAGAAGCTGCAAAAATAGGAGTTGAGTGCTTCAATTCCTTTTACTTCTTTTTTAAGACATTCTGGCCTGAAATGTCGGGGGAAATATACATTGATGCAAAGCACATCAAATACCTGTGTGACACACTGGAGGTATATGCAATGAAGCTTATTCGAAAAGAAAAGCTCATGAAAACAATTGTTATAAACGTTCCTCCTGGTTCTTCTAAGTCTACAATTTGCACTATTGCTTTACCAATGTGGGTATGGTTGCATTGTCCAACATTATCCACGGCGAACATTTCATATTCTGCAACCCTATCAAGTCAACACGCATATAAAGCAAGGTCAATTACCGACAGCGCAAAATGGCACCTATTATTTGATAATATTTTCAAACTAAAACACGGGAAAGCTCTTGAGATAGTAAAACAAAATCAAAACGAAATTCTCAACAACTTTAAAGGAAACCGATACAACACATCTGTTGGAGGAACAATTCTTGGTATGCATGCTGATTTATTCATTAAAGACGACTTAGTTTCAGCAGAGCAAGCGCAATCTGATGTTGAACGAGAGAAAGCAAATAGATGGAATGATGAAACGACAATATCTCGAAGAAAAAACCCATCTTGTTATTTAGATATTTACATTTCTCAACGATTACACGAAAACGACATTTGTGGACACGTTCTAAATAAAAAGCTTGATATTTTTCATGTTTGCCTTCCTGCTGAGATCACGAACACAACAAAGGTTGTACCCGAATCAGCCATTGAGTTATACACAGACGGAATCCTAGACCCTAATCGACGATCAAAAGAGGTGTTAAATGTGATTAAAATAGAAATGGGAGAATTAGGATACACCGGTCAATATTTACAAATGCCGTTTAACCTCGAAGAACAAGACATTAAACCCTCAATGTTTGAAGTAATAGAAAGCGTAAACGATGATATAGTTTGGGATTTGTGGGTTGATGGTGCCTATACAGAGAAAACAGAAAATGATCCATCAGGACTCGACCTTATTTGCAAACAAGGGAATAATATTATCTGGGGAGAGTCATGGGATCTTTACAAAAAACTCCCCGACCTATTAGCGTTCATTAAAGATCTATTTGAAACTAACAAGCTTGATAAAACAAAAAGTAGAATATTCATCGAACCAAAAGCATCAGGACACTCACTGGCGGACTATGTCGAATTTGAGACTGATTACAATTTTGTCCGGATAGGCGAACATTCAACACAAGAGAAAAAACTTGTAGCTTCAGGGAAAAAAGCAAGACACGAGGTCATTAAACCAAAAGCAGAATCGCACAGAATAAAAGTACTCAAAGGTAATTGGAACGAGTCATCAATAACTCAGATTTGCGGGTTTCCAAGAGCGTCACACGACGAACACGTAGACAATTTAGGATATGCAATAAATCATTATTATTTTGCCGAAAATACTTTCATTGAATCAGTATTCCTTGAAAGACTGGCAAAAAATACAATGGATAGCGTTCCATTCCAAATAACATCAAGACAAGAAAGGTTTAAGTTTCATATTGAGTATAAGGAAAACGACAAGGGGGATATCCAACTGTTTGACTTCCCAACCAAACTACACAAGTATAGATATATTTGCGTGATGGTTCTTCGAATGGAAGCCGACAGAGGAGGAGAGACTTCAATATTAGTTGTTGATCGAATGGGATTGACAGTTCCCGCAATGTACGTTTCAGACCAGATAACCACGATGAAAGCAGCAAAGAGGGCTATTGAGTTAGCCTCAATGTACGACATGGCAAAATTGGTTGTTTGTGTTCAAAACGAATATGGACAGTCGGCACCTGAAGAACTTGATATGGGACACATGGCAATTAAAGAGATTCGATCTATTCATTACGATGAATTGTATTCTCGATTATCTGTGAATGACATACAACAGAAGAGAGAGCGCGAATATGGATTTGAGATCAACACATCAACCAGGCGTGAGGTGTATTACAATTTGAAAGAGAACATCCGACAGAACAACATTGAAAACATTCCACTGAAGGTTTTAAATGAGATTTCATTAATCGAAAGGAAAAAAGAAACTGGAGAGATAGACGCAAAAGAAGGGCAACAAATAAATTGCGCCCTTGCTTATGCTGTTGCTTTAAAAGTTCACAATGAGATGGCTGATAAACCAAAGATTAAAAGAACTAATAAAGTTGTTTTTGAGTAGGAGCTGAGATTTAATTATCAGTTAATAAAAAAAAGTGGACTGCGTGCGCCATATTTGAGATCCTATCCCAAGAGCTACTGCAACATCCACTGGTAGGACAATGACGCCCAAAATCTTAATTACTTGGATTCAACGTTGATATAACCATAAATGGTATCGGCCATTTCTACTAACTTCCCGGACTCAACCAATCCACTCACAACAAGACTAATAGCATGGTTCATTGAATACAATCTTTTGTCTTCTTCTGTCATAATTTCAAAATTTATTAATTAGTACTATTTTTTAATTCCACTTAAAACCTCTTGCAAGTGCGACAAGTCATCAATTCCTACATCTACTTTAGTAATATAAGCACCAAAGTATTTCATAAATTTATCCACCGTGCTTTGTTTGTCGAGGAATTTGATGTTTTTAATCTCTCCAGTCTTGTATTTGGAGCCATCACTATTCCCCCATGTTTCCTGAATCCGAATATCCGCTATTTGCTTTCGAGCGGTCGGTGATAAATCATGCATGTTTTTCATGCAATTATTCTCATCAAAAAACTCAATAGGATCAAATCTAAGCCATTCTGACAACTCTTTTATTATCTCATCGAGGGTTACTTCGTTTCGTTTTATATTGTTAGATTGCAATTCCCTAACCCTTGATTGAACCTTGATATCTGACATAATACGAGAAGAACTCTGCCAAATGCTTTCTTCCTTTGTTTCTGGATTAACATTATAAGAGCCCCTGTAAGCATCCGCATAAGTATTACCCTCGGAAACTAACTGAGCAAACTTCTCTTGTTGTGGCGTTAATCCTGTCATACTCAATTAAATTTTGCAATACAAGTTTCTTTAAACTGTTTAATCATCGAGAGGAATTCATATTCCAATCCCGGATTTTTGGATAGGTAACTTCCAAGCACAGACAAAAAGAATTGCCTAAACTCATCATTCTTATCCATGTGATGAATAAATGTGTATGCAAGAAGCATCACATCACCTTTAATTGACAAGGTTGCAGTCTGAGCTTCATTATCCCCTCTGATATAAAGAATAGAATTGTTTTTATCTCCTTCTTTTATCCACTCAAACAAATCCACAATTGATTTATCAATCTCTTGTTTGTCTTCTTTTGATAATTCAATATTTTCAGCCATTTTGATATGTTTTATCGGGAACATTGTGTCTTTTTGTCACAACTAAACCCCCATTGCCTTAATTTGTCTTATTATATGCCTTGCCTCTCGAGGAACAAGAGTGAATTTTTCTGCAAACAACAACACGACATCGTCCCTTTTCTTAAGCACCACATCTAAATCAAGATCTTCCATGAACAAAAGCATATCAGGGTTAGCATCAATCACCGTTTTATAGTAAGCTCGAACAATGTCTCCCGCTCTTTTCCCTGACATAAAAGCTTTCTTACCTGCCTCTGAGTATAAGTAATTAGTTTCGTAGTTCACATTCGACTTAATTAAAGTCAAAAACTCCTGAATTACACAATTCTTCTTTTCAGTTCTCAATCCTGCCATCTTTCATCATTTTTTCTGCATAAACTTCGGCTTGTTTTTCAAACTTATTATTCACAAGATACTCAATAATAGCGGATAAACAAAATAATCCTGCAATAAATACCCAAAAACCTAAAATCAAAAGCATCGGGGTCAAAGACATTAACAACCTTAATCCTGCCACTTTTTTAACATGATGTTTCAAGTGATAATATTCGTGATGAAACGTCCATTTTAAAGCTAATAACTCTTTTGTTTTCGGGTGTTTCATTGAGAAAAGCCTTTCATTAAGATAGATAGTATTCCACCAACAAAACCCATAATGCCGACCTTCTCTTCGATATGTCTTTATTTTGACATCATATTTTGACCTTAATTCAAACACGTCCTTGTTTGGAGTGTTATAAATTGACCCACTTTTTACAAAATTGTAAATCACCCCAATATATAGGTAATAACAAAACATAGTAGCGGATAATATTGTTGCGGTTATAATCATTTCTTTCGGCATTTATCAATTTCAACACTAATATCAAAAGCGGACATATTTTCATCAGTCAATTCCATTATATCCCTTAATTCCTGGTCTAATAGATGAATATTTACATGAGCGTAAATAAGAGCATTTACAAGCATCGCCCGGTTAAACCCATCAAGTATCTGCTGAGGGCAAAAAACCGTCTTATATCGACAGAAAACCTTCTCTTCTTTAGATAATTCAACACCATTCATTGCTTTATTTGTCAACTTGGCTAAATATTCACTCCTAATTGTTTTATTTCGAAGGTAAACCCAATTTACAACCTTCATTTTGTGTTCATCAGACCAATGTGTGTTTTCGTTTAAAAACAACATAAATTTACCTTGTTCCATATCTCGAATGAAAAGAAAAATTAACTTCCAATTCTTCTTTATCATCAAAAAAGCAAAATACACACCAATTAAAATGATTGGGGTGAAAAAAAACACAAACGGCGTATGAAACACAACAAACACAACAAGATAAGCAAGCATAAATACTCCTGATCCCATTAAGTATAGATAAAGATTTTTGGCTTTAGTTATATTTCTGTTTTGAAAGCGTTTTTTTGCTTTTGCAACATCTTTTTTTGTTAACTTCTTCGTCATACTCTTCCTATATTTGACCAATCAACAATGTACTTAATCCACAATCTAAACTTAAACAAAATCGCTCCTTTTCTAATAATTGGAACAACTTCATTTTTCTTAATCCGATGACTTTTTGAATAAACAGCCCAGACTTGCAATTGGCATTTTATCCCATTTGTATCAAAATCGCCGGCAGGAACTTTATACCCAACAAAATTATCAGGTATTCGACCCGTCCTCATTACACTCATCGACAAGGCTTTTATTGCAGGTTTTATTTTTGCCTCCATATCTCTAGCCTCGGTTCTTGTTATTGATCTTCTATCCATATTTTAATATTTACACAAATTTAATTCTTTTTAAGAATAACTAAGTACTAAAATAGAACTTAATTCAATGCAAATATAATATTTTTGGTTATTTTTTGATTTAAAATTAGAATAACTTATTTTTGAAGATTATTAACGCAAAAACAAAAACCATGTGTACCTGTTTTTCAGACAAACAAACAGCCTTAACCGCAAGAATGTTAGAGGTTAATCCAAATAGTTCAACGATTGAAAGTGTAAAGTTTACAACTCAGAAATTTGATCCAGAAACAGGGGTAATGGTTTTATATCTACCAGTAACAGGTATATATAAAACAGGAGTAAGAACAAAGCAATTTCAAGCAACTGTAAAATTAACTTATTGTCCTTTTTGTGGGGAAGCGTATTCTTAAATTACTTTTTAATTTCAATTGACCAACCATCACCCTCATTAATTCCATTCTGCCAACTAAAAGCAGTACTCCCGGTTGCATTTACAAAGGTAGCGAAAATTTCGTTTCCTGATAGAAAATTATAACCCAATTCGTTTAAGTGGGCTTTGGCTAATTCGTAAGTTTCAAATTTCATCTTCTTTGGTTTTTTCAACAACAATAAACATTAAATCTTCATCCTTGCATTTTGGTTTTTGCCTATTGCAAATATTATTATAATCATAAAAACAACCAATACAACTACCTGAAACGATTGGTTTAACCGCTTCCAGTTCTATTGTAATTTTGTCTCCTATTTTCATGACTTATTTTTTATTCGTTTATAATTTTACCGTGCTTAATCACAAAATACAACTTTCCGGGTTTAGCTCCCCAATCTGGGTTCCCTTCTCTAATTTCGATTCCTTTGTGTTCGAGTTTCAGAATTCGTAAAGTATCGGTTGATTTTGGATAACCTAAAGTCATTATGTTAAAATCAAATTGTTTAAATGTGACTATCTGTTTTTCAATATACTTAATTAATAATAACTCTGGAACTATACAATCATCATTAAAAAACTCATTATCCCAGAACTCTTTTGATTTTACCTCTCCCTTAAAAAGTAAAAATCGGTTACACCAATAAGGCGTAATACTTCGATAGTCTTCTGTTTTTATTTGCGGTTTGGTCAATTTAAACCATTTAGTTATTAATGAAAGCTGTAAATTGTTCATTGCTTTTATATTTCGTTTAAATTGTAAAGTATCCTTTGCTAACTAATTTGATGTTAAGAAAATAACTTCTTGCAAAATCCATAAAATCAAGATCTGAATAATTTGAAAATTTCAATATCATTACTGGGTATTGATCTTCTGAATAAATCATTTGCATAAGTTGTTGTCTTGATTTCATTGTGTTTGTCTTTTGCCCGCGTTATGTGTGGTGGACTATTCCCTTTTTGTATAACACAAATATACGGCGGCAAAAGTGAAAAATACATGATAAATGTCATGTATTGCATTTATTTTGAAAATAAATTTTCCATCTCAACATTATACAAATGTTAACGGGAGTGCGAGACCTTGGTCAATTAAGCCGAAAACGTCAATGTGATTTGATACGCAAATTTCAAAAACACCTACATTTACAGAGCTGAGAGATATTTTTTTGCTTGCAAATTCGCTGATTTGAATTTGATCCGACATGTCGCAATTAAGACTATTCATTGCATCGGAGTTAATATCTGCATAATCAGACAATGGCCGAAGAATAGGTTTAAAATTGTCAGGAGTCGCATTTACAGTGTCATAACAGCATATTGAGCAGTCAGAATACATGACAGATATTGTTCCGATGACGTATTTTCGACAGGTTTTTTTATTTATTGATTGAAATTTTGCCTTTAACCCATAAGGCAAATAAGGAGCTAAGTGTTTAATTTCTAATTTCATGATTTTATTTTTAAGTGATTAAAATGGTTCGTCTTCTAAGTTTCCCGGTTCGAGTGTTGAGTTGGGGTTATAAGCTTTTTCATCTTCCCAAAAATCAATAGGCTTTTGATTTATTTCGTTTTCTGAATCAACAATCCAATTGCTATTATCTTCAACCATGTTTGCGCAAAGCTCTGGATTTTCTGATTGGTAATTAAAATCCGAGTACCTCCCGTTAACTCTATTCCATTTAAACCAACAAAAAGCTCTATTTTCTCCAAGGTGTGCAAACTTTACTTTTAGAACTTTGATTTTTACGACATCTAATTCATAATTTCGATGGACTAAAATTCCATGAGGCGACATATCATAAAACTCTCCACCTCCTTTTATGCTGTAAAAATCTGGCTCATAATTCTTTCTTTCTTCGCCTGAAGGTTTGACCGGGTGCGCAACTAAAAATATTAAAATGTCGTTATTCCTAGCAAATTCATCTATCTTGTTTAGATAGTCGTTTGTGTAATCGTTTATGTTTTTGCCGAAAGAAGCTTTTAGTCTCACCTTGTTGTAAGGATCAATAACTAAAACCTTTATGCCAAATTTACGAATTAATCTTTTAGTTTTTGCTAAAACTTCATCTAAATCGTAGCTATCTAAATCAATAAATTTGAAATTGTTATCAATAAATTCCTTTGCCGATTTATGCCAAAGCGAATTAACTTGATCTTTTCTCGAAACCCATTGACCGCAAATTTTAGCCTCTAGTTTTGATGCATGAATAACGTTTGGTTTGTTTTCAGGGCTGGCATATGCCGTTTTCCA